ACCAAACTATTGAATTATCTACTGGAACTTTCAGCAGTCCACAGTATGAGTTTGGAACAGTAGCGACTCCATTTGAATTTAGATCAATAAATACTGAGTTGTATATGTGTCAACGATATTATGTTCGTGCAGGCTCTGCAGGAAATGCATATGCAATTAGTAGCACTAATCTTGGACTTACTGTTCAGTTTCCAGTAGATATGAGAGCAACTCCCACTCTGATCACTATTAGTGGTTCCGGGAATAATGCAATTATTCGTATTGGTGGTACTGCAGAAACTATCACAACCTTCACATCATATGCCGCCATTAATGTTCGTGGTTTTTACTTTTATGGAGCAGGAACAGGTTATACTGTAGGCGGATATCACGTTGTAAATAATCTTCTTGAATGTTCAGCGGAGCTTTGACTATGTATCAATTAACTAGTTATAATTCTGTTATTCGTCTTTCTGATGGTGCTCGAATTCCATTTGACCCAGAAAATACTGACTACCAACAGTACATATTGTGGATTGCTGCAGGTAATATTCCTTTGCCAGCAGACAGTTAATCATGCCCTTTATGAAAAATGGTAAACGAGACTACCAAGCAGAGAAAAACTGGGATCATTCCCACAAAGGTGGTCAACGTATAAAAGACAGGGCAAAGAGAAATGCAGCTAGGAGCATCATGGAAAAAGCAGGAAAAGTACAAAAGGGTGATTCTATGCATGTTGATCACCTTCATGCCCTTCTTGGCGGTGGGTCTAATAATCGGTCTAATCTTAGAGCAATTACGGCAAAGGCGAATCTTACGAAAGAAGCTAAGCGTAAACAGCGAGCAAAGTAAAGGAAACTAACATGAAGTATGTAAAACTTGTAGCTAAATATGTTCTTATTGCAGTGCAGTGTGTGCTGACTAAGGTACTTGCTGGTATTGCATATCTTATTGGGAAGCTGACGGATGCCGCTAACTAAATCAAAATCAAAGAAAGCTTTTGGTAAGAATGTGGCTGCTGAACTCAAAGCAGGAAAACCCCTTAAACAGGCCCAAGCAATTGCATTTAGTGTGAAACGTAAGTCCGGAGGTAGAGGACGATAATAGGAGAGCATCGTGAGTCTTAACAGTACAATCATTTATGGTTTCGTTAAAAGTTGTCTTGTTAAAGGCTTCGATGGTTCTCTTGAAACCCCGAAGTTTCACCATGAACTGTGGGATTTATTCTGCTCCAATAATAAGTATGTAGCTGTAGCTGCTCCACGCGGGCATGCAAAATCTACAGCAGGGACAATTACTTATGCCCTCTCTTGTCTTTTATTTAGAGAAAAGCGGCATGTGTTGATTGTATCTAATACTGAAGACCAAGCTGCTGCTTTTGTACAGGAAATAAGAAATATCATTAGCGATAATGAATTTATCAAGAACCATTTTGACTTTCAGTTAGATGATAAAGGTGAAGTTAAGTTTGATAGAGATACTAATACTGATGTTATTTGTAGATTTAAAGATGGCACCTCTTTTAGGGTCTTTGCTAAAGGTTCTAATCAGAGAATGCGTGGTATTTTGTGGAATGGTACTAGACCTGATTTGATCTTATGTGATGATTTGGAAGATGATGAAATTTGTATGAACAAAGATAGGCGGGAGAAATTCCGTAACTGGTTCATGAATGCTCTTCTTCCTTGTAAGGCTAGTGCAGGTACAGTTAGAATGGTAGGTACAATCCTCCACTTGGATTCCCTACTTGAACGTCTGATGCCTAAGGAACGTAGTAGCAATACTATAGTAGAGGAACTTAAAATGTCTTCTATTGGTCGTAATGCAAGTGCTTGGACATCAGTTAAGTATAGAGCACATAATAAGGATTTTAGTAGTATTCTCTGGGAACAGAAGTTTTCCAAGGATGAATTACTAAGTATTCGTGATATGTATGTGTCTCAAGGCAACCCTGCTGGGTATGCTCAGGAATATCTGAATATCCCAATTGATGAGTCTACTGCCCACTTCAAGCGAAGTGATTTTCTACCGATGAGTACTGAGGACATTAAGAAACCAAAGAACTTCTATGTCACAGCCGACTTAGCCATCTCAGAAAAAGATCGAGCCGACTACTCTGTGTTTATTGTTGGTGGTGTTGATGAATCAAATGTACTACATATTGTAGACATCATTCAAGAACGAATGGATGGCAAACAGATTGTAGATACTATTATACGGTTGCAAGCAATCTATAAACCAATGGCGTTTGGTATTGAAGAGATGCAGGTCTCTAAAGCAATTGGACCTTTCTTACGTGAGGAGATGCTCCGTAAAAATGCAATTGCCAATCTAATCCCATTATCTCCACATAAATCTGATAAACTAACTCGTACATATTCTATACAAGCTCGCTTGCGACTAGGGTCTGTTAGATTCAATAAAGACTTGGAATACTATTCCGACTTGGAAGATCAACTATGTCAGTTTCCACGATCGAAACATGATGATATGGTTGATGGTATGTCTTATATGGGTTTGTTACTGGATTACTTTGTAGAGAGTAACACACAGGAAGAAATTGATGAGGATGAAGCAAACGAAGAGTTTGAATCTTACCAACAACAGCAAGGTAGAAGTGAAATCACTGGATACTAAATATGAAAATTAAGGATATTATTGAAAACGCAACCAACATTGCAGAACATCTTGACGAAGATACACTGCATAAAATTGGCATGGAGGTTGTAGAGGGCTATGATGCTGACCTTCAGTCTCGTGCTGGATGGGAGCGGGACGTAAAGAAATATCTGGAACTTTCTATGCAGATTACTAAGGAAAAAACCTTTCCTTGGGCTGGTGCTGCTAATGTAAAGTATCCGATTATATCTACTGCTGCAATGCAGTTTGCTGCTCGTGCTTATCCCACTCTGGTTCCCTCCAATGGTAATCTAGTTAATATTGTTGTTCCTGCTGCTCCCTTTGCACAACAGATGCAGCAGCGATCCAAGAATATTGGGACATACATGTCTTACCAATTGTTGTATGAAATGAATGATTGGGAAGATAGTATGGATAATCTACTCTTGATTCTACCTATTTTTGGAGTGGGGATTAAGAAGATTTATTATAGTCCTGATTGCGGTACCAACTGCTCTGAATTGATTAATCCATTTAACTTTGTAGTCAACTATTGGACTGAAAATCTAGAAACCTGCCCTCGTGCAACCCATGTGTTGTACCGAGACATTCACTGGATTGAAGAGAAGGTCCGTGCTGGGATTTATCGTAAGGTTGATCTAGGTAGTCCTTCTGTAGAAGATAATAAGAAAGAAGCAATCAATGTCTCTAAGAATATCGTACCTGCGTCTGAAGAAGACTACACTACTCCATACACATTGCTGGAACAGCATATGTACTACGATTTGGATGATGATGGTTACCGTGAGCCTTACATCGCTCTGGTGGATTACAAGACTCGGGAGGTTCTGAGACTTACTCCTCGCTTTGATGAAGATTCAATTACATTTAATGAATCTGAGGTAGTTAAGATTGAAACTGATTGCTACTTTGTAAAATATACATTCTTCCCTAGTCCTGATGGTTCCTTTTACACTCGTGGCTTTGGTCACATGCTTGGGCCGATCAATGAAGCTATTGACTCTTTGCTGAATCAGCTTATTGATGCAGGTACAATGTCTAACCTACAGGCAGGTTTCTTAGGCAAAGGACTTAAGATCAGGCAAGGAGATAAGACATTTAGGCCGGGTGAATGGAAAGAGGTTAATAATGTGGGTTCTGACCTCAAAGCTAATATCTTTCCCCTTCCTACTCGTGAACCTAGTAATGTCCTCTTTCAGTTGCTTGGGCTGCTTAATACCTCGGCCAAGGAGTTAGCTTCTGTAGCTGAAATCTTTGTAGGTAAGATGCCCGGACAGAACACCCCCGCATACACTACACAACAGACTATCGAACAAGGTATGAAGTTGTTTACTGCTATTTATAAACGAGTGTATCGTTCTCTTACAAAAGAGTTTAGGTTGCTTTATAAGCTTAATAGTAAGTATCTTGATGAGTCTTCTTATCAGCAGATCTTAGCAACACCTACCGCAACTAAATCAGACTTTAATGGATCTGATCGGTTTGTATATCCTACTGCTGATCCGATGGCTGCTAGTGACTTTGAACGTCAGCAGAAATACCAACAGATTGGCTCTCTCATTCAGATGGGCACAATTGATCCAAAGGCATTTACACTTGAAATGCTCAATGGGATGGGTATGGATGATGACACAATCCAGAAATTGACTAAAGGTGCTCCTGCCTTTAATCCCCAGCCACAGCAACCTAATCCTGAGGTGATACAGGCACAGGCCAAGGCTGGACTTATCAAACTACAAGGTCAAACTACAGCAGCACTTGCTCAGCAGAAACTACAGACACAAGCAGCAGAAAGCGCATTAAAGCAGAAGAAAATGGCCTTTGATATGGCAGTTAAGCAACAGCAGACAACTACAGGTATTAAACTGGATGCAGCACAGCAGGTAATGGATATGCAGTTACAATCTGCAAAATCTGGACTTGATATGCAGCAGCAGTCACAGCAACATGCACTTGATATGTTGCATTCACAACAGCAGCACCAGCAGAACTTGTCACAGCAAACGCAGATGGCACAAGTAAAGCAGAGGGCTGCAAAACAACCTAAGACGAAGGAATAAACAAGAATGATTAGTAAATCAGAGTTCCAAGAGTGGAGTAATCATCCTGTCACTGAGGCTTTTCTTGAGGCTATTGCAGATAAGCAACAGGGATGTCTAATTCAGTTGGCACATAACCTAGCACCTGACGGACTACCTAATGAATTCTATCAGGGGTACTTCAGGGCACTTGAGGATGTGAGTCAGTTTGATATTGGAGATGTGGAATGATTACCATTTGCGGACATAGAGTAATGCTTAAACCTCTTGAAGTCGAGGACGTTGATGATGTATTTGCCAGTGCCAAAAAGGCTGGGATTGAGCTTCTTAAGGATGCAGATGAAGCTCTGCAACGAAAGAATGCAGTAGATCGCGGAATTGTTGTTGGTATTGGTAGTACTGCCTTTAAGGACTTTGGGGGTACTCCTTGGTGTAATGTGGGAGACACTATTGTTTATTCTCGCTATGGTGGGAAGTTGGTAACTGATCCCACTACTAAACAGGTGTTTACTATTGTGAATGATGAAGACGTTATTGCTATTATCAAAGAGGAATAAAAATGGCTGAAAATCAGACTGAAACTGTAGATACTGATGCAGTTACTACGGAAGGAACTGCTACTGAATCTACTGCTGCTGTTGAGCAGGAAGGGACAGAGCAAAAGGAATCTACTACGAGTCGTTCTAAGTATGAGGATCAAGCGCTTGAAATGGGCTGGCGTCCACAGACTGAATGGACTGGTGAAGCAGAGGACTTTGTAACTGCTAAGGAATTTGTACAGCGTAAATCTTTCTTTGATAAGATTGCTGCTCAGAACTCTGAAATCAAGGAATTGAAAAAGACTATTGAGCAGGTCACTGATCATCATCGTAAGGTTGAAGAATATACCCGTAAACAGGTACTTGCTGATTTGAATAAAGCCAAGCAACGTGCGTATGAAGAAGGTAACGCAGGAGAAGTTGCTAAGATTGACGAAGCAATTATCGACTTCAAGCTTAATGAAACCGAACTGAAACGCCAAGCTGAAGTTGAGGCACAGCGTAAAGCCGGTGTTGCTGCTCCTGAGGTGTCTGAATGGCAGGAACGTAATTCTTGGTATTTGAAGGACCAGGAAATGACTCGTTATGTTGATACGTTCACTAAGGGATTCCTTGATCTTAATCCACAAGCTAAGAGTGATCCTGCTGCTGTACTTGTCCTGATTGATAAGGAAGTACGTGCACGATTCCCTGATAAGTTTAAGAATGCAAAGCGTACGGCACCCTCTGCTGTTGAGGGTAGTGGGCAGACTGGGGCTAAACCCAAGGAAGCTAAGATTGTTCTAACTGATGAAGAACGTAAAGTAGCACAGCGTTTTGTTAATCGTGGTTTGTATAAATCTGTTGATGATTATGCAAAAGAACTTCGTAAAATGAATGGAGACAAGTGATGGTAGACCGCACACGTAAGACTAGAACCCCAATCGGTGAGTTTTCTCGTACCCGATTGAATGTTCAGGGGAAGAACCCTAGTTTTGAATACTACATTGTCAATGATGTTGATGGGCGTGTAGATAGCATGAAGGCATCCGGTTGGGAAGTTGTAACTGACAGTGACATTAAGATCGGAGATCGTCGTGTATCTATTCCTACAGCAGAGGGCTCTGCAAAGACTGTCTCTGTGGGTGGTGGCGTCACTGGAGTCTTGATGAAGATTCCTAAGGAGTGGTGGGATGAGGATCAAAAGGCTATGGCAACACAGTCTGATGCTCTTGTTGCTGACACTACTCGTGAAGCTAAACAAGGAAACTTCGGTTCAATCGAAGTTAAATAATTAAGGAGTTTTATGTATGGCTAACTACCTCGGTGGTTTTACCCCGGTTAAGTACTCTAATGGTGCTCCGTGGACTGGTGCAGCTCGTGTTTACTATGCCAGTGGTAATATGTTTGTTGGTGATTTTGTTGCTCTTGATGGTACGGGTACCGTTCCTTCTGTTGGTATTAGTACTGCTGCTGTTCCGCTTAAGGGTGTTACTGCTGCTGCTAATGGTGCTTCTCAGTCTGTTCTTGGTGTTGTGATTGGGTTTGCTCCCAATCCGCTTAATCTGAATCTTACTATTGGTTCTACTGCTCCTATTACTGCAGGTATGCAGGTATATGTTGTTGATGATCCGAAGGTACTCTTTCAGGGCGCAATGTCTGGTACTGCTTTGGCTTCTGCTAACTTGGGCCTGAATACTGTCATTAATACTGGTACTGCTGGTGCTAATGGTCGTTCTGGGCAGTTGGTTGATGCTGCTGTGGCTAACGGTGCGTCTGCTCCTCTGCGCATTCTTGAGTATGTGGAAGCTCCGGATAATGTCTATACGGCAACCAATGCACAGGTTGTAGTGCAGATCAACAACCATCAGCTTGCTCCGGCAACTGGTACGGCTGGCGTTTAATTTTTAAGGAAGGTATATTATGGCTATTATGACCTCTTCGAGCTTTGCGAAGCTCTTGTGGCCCGGCATCAATGCGATCTGGGGTAAGGAATATACGGAGTATCCGCAGGAGTGGACAAAGCTTGGCTTTGAAAATCTGACCTCTGACCGTGCGTACGAAGAAGATGTTGGTGTTAGTTCTTTTGGTCTGCTGCAGCGTAAAGCAGAAGGTGGTGTTATTGCTTATGACAGTGAACGTCAGGGCTACACTACGCGATATACGCATGCTGTGTTTGCACTTGGTTTCATTATCACTCGTGAAATGTTTGAAGATGACCAGTATGATACAGTAGGTTCTCAGAAGGCTAAGGGGCTTGCATTCTCAATGCGACAAACTAAGGAAGTGTTGGCACACACTGTGTTCAACAATGCCTTTAGTGGTTCTACTGGCGGTGATGGTCAGTATCTGGTTAGTTCTGCACACCCGAACGTTGCTGGTGGTACTTGGTCCAATCGTCCGACGACTTATGCCAATCTGTCAGAAGCCGCTCTTGAAGATGCAGTGATTAACATCGCTGGTTGGACTAATGACCGCGGTCTGCGTATTGCTGTACGTCCGCAGAAGCTGATTATCCCGTATACACTTGCCTTTGAAGCTCAGCGTATTCTTAAGACTGAAGGTCGTGTTGGTACTGACCTGAATGACTTGAATGCTCTGAAGGATATGGGCCTTGTGCCGGAAGTTGTTGCCTCTCACTACCTGACTACTGGTAATGGTTGGTTCCTGAAGACTGATGTGAATGATGGTCTGAAGTACTTCCAGCGTCGTGCAGATGAGTTCTCTCCTGCTGATAATGACTTTGATACCGAAAATGCTCGGTTCAAGGCTTCGTTCCGTGCAAGTTGGGGCTACACTGATCCGCGTTGCATCTACGGGAACGCTGGTGCGTAAGGAGTAATTTATGGCTGCTTTGACTACTGTAGTTAGTACTATTACTCCTAAGGCATACGAAAGCTACACGAAATATGCTGTAGTTACTCGTACAGACACGACTGCATTTAAGGCTTTCATTCTGCCTAAAACTGCAATCATTGTTGGGATGTATGTACTTGGTCAGTCTATCTCTAATGCAGGAACAACTGCTACGGTAAATGCCGGTAGTACTACTACTGCAAATGAGTTCCTTGCTGGGTATACTGTACTTTCTGCTGCAACTGGGCAGGGGTATAATCCGGCAAGTTCATATGTTCCTGCAAATATTATGGGCAAACAACTTACTGTTGATACTCCGTTTTATGCGAAGTATGCTGAAACTGGCACTGCTTCCACTTCTGGTGGTCCTTGGATCATCAAGGTAGAGTATATTGTTCCGGGTCCGGGTGAAAAGCTCTACAACTAAGACAAGCCCCCACAGATTATTATCCAGTAGTCTGCTGGGGGTTTTTTATTTATGCAAACAAATAAGGAGTAAATCATGGGAATGTATATTCAACAGGTTCCTGTTAAGTTTAAGTCTATTGCAGTTCCACTTACAGGGGCTGTAACATTGGACACACAGTCTTATCCCTATCCTATCTCAGTATCAGCCATTGTAGGTTCTGGTGGGACTCTTAAAGTAGAGTATAGTCTCACTCCTAATGCAGCCGAGATTCCCGGTAGTGCAAACTGGTTCACTTGGCCCGGCGGCACTGTATCAGCTAATACCAATGACTACATTAAATCTCCTGTGGCTGGATTGAGGTTTACAGCAGCCACTACAGCAGGGGTAGTTGAAATTGCTGCCTAAGGAGGTTCCAATGGATATTCAACAGGAGCTGGAGGATGTTAAAAGAGAAGTTTCGGAACTACGTACAGATGTTCGTGAGCTTCTTAACCTTTGGGAGCAGTCTAGAGGAATTCTTAACTTTCTCAAATTTGTATGCGCTTGCGGTGCTGCTATTGGAGGTTTTATTATATTTGTTAAGCCCTACTTGAAATAAGGAACTATCATGGCAAAAGAATGGCAATACATTCCCGGTGATGAGTGGGGTATTTGTGATTCTTGTGGGAATAAGGTAAGGCGCTCTCAGCTTCGGCTTAGATGGGACAATCTAATGGTGTGTCCTCCAGACTTTGAACTGCGGCATCCACAAGACTTTGTTAAAGCGCGAATTGATCGTATAACGATCCCCCTACCACGCCCTCGTCCGCCTGATGTCTTTATAGAGCCTAGTGTAGTAAGTAGAACTGCTATTGCAGGGATTGCTATTGCTGGGTGGGCTGTTGCTGGATGGGATTTATTTAATGGAAATCAACCATGAGTACAAATTATACTATTACCGTTTCTGATGTAATTAATATCGCTTTGCGTAAGTTGGGTGTAAATATTCAAGGAGGAACTGCCACTGATGTACAGGCAGCAGAGGCTATGGATGCTTTGAATATCATGGCTGGCAGATTTTTTACACTTGGTATGCCTTTTTACAAAGAAACTGAATTCAGAATTACTCCGCTAGTAGCAGGAACAGCAACATATCACATTACAGATGTTGGTGATTCCACAGGTGGATTATTTAATGTTTACCTTGCCTATCTACAGGATACTACTACCGGCATTGAAATGCCTCTTCGGGTTATCAGCCGAGAGGAGTATTTTGCAATGACTAACAAATCACAACAGGGCACTCCTGTTATGGTTTGTATTTCTCCTGATGGTATTCTATGTACCATGTATTTAACTCCAGATGCTGTGACAGCAGCAACAAAAACCGTTCGTCTGTATGGGTATAGGAATGAGACTGCCTACACTAATATAACAGATAGCATTGTATTTCCGAGGGAATGGGGAGAAGCACTGATTTATGGTCTATGTGTTAGGTTGGCTCCAGAGTATGGCGTTTCTTTGGAAACAACTAATTCACTTAATTCATCAGCAGCATCCGCATTAAAAGATGCAATTGATTGGAATCCGGAATCTAATTCAACCTATTTTGGGGTATCTACTTATGGCAGAAGCTAAACAAAATAGTAGGAGTTCTAAGTTCCAGACATTTTGTAGTGGTGTACAAGAAGAGTATTTAGGTGTTGTTCGTAATGCTGTCATTAACCGTGTAAAATCAGAAGGAGTGCGGGCAGAGCAGACAGTAGCAAACACAAGTGCAGAAAATCAAACATTCTTTACCCAACGGCCTTCTTTTGGTGTCCAGCCTATAAACACGGCAACAGGATCATTAGTGTCTGCTAATGACCTGACATTTGCTACTACATCCAATATGTATAGCCAATGCACATATGTAATGGGTGCAAACCCACAGATTAGCATTGGCACTGCATTTGTTCCCGGAAGTGCTAATCACACTTATTTTACTAGATTCATGACTAGTGGGAGAGCCTACGCCCCTATTCTTAATCATAACTATACTGCAACTAATAGAGAACTTGCACTAATAGCAGATAGTGATTGTGCCCTTCTTTATAATATGGATATTACAAATAGTACTACTGGATTTGTAAAACAACCATATAATTTGCAAAGTGGATCAGGTTCTTGGGTGTGGTCTAACGTATCTTCAGCTTCCCCTAATGTAATGAATTTCTACACAACTACTGGACAATTCTTTACTAATTTACCTACTACAAATACAACTGGATATAGGTACGTTATGCATGTTTTTGTTCAAGGAAATATAGGAGAAACATTTACTATTTCATTATCTAATGGAACACAGACCTTCACAACAACTGCGACTATCTCATATATTCCATCTACAACCTCCCCAAGAGAGTATTACTCTTTAATTACAGATACGTTTACTTCAGATGGCACTCTAAATGCAGCAGTTATTAAAGCCACTGGAAATACAATTACAACTGCAACATTCCAACAGATACAGGTGTATAGATTTGCATCTACAACAGGTGAGTGGGCTTCCGGTGATTCTACTCAGTTGACTTTCTCTCCTATTCCCCACATGGTTAGTATGGATGGGTACTTATTCATTGCGGAGCAGAATACAGATACTATACATAATTCAACATTAAATGATATCAATACATGGGATACTTCTGTTAATTTAATTCGTGCCTCTCAATTTCCCGGTAGAATACAAGCACTAGCTAGAATTAATAATTACGTAGTTGCTCTTAAAGACACTAGTATTGAATTCTTTTATAATGGAGGCTTAACAAGTACAAGTCCATTACAGAGAAATACCAGTTATACAAAGATGGTTGGTTTGTCTGTTCCTTCCTCACTAACTTCCATTAATAATTCTTGTTATTTTATTGGATGTGATTCGTTTGGTTCCAGAAAAGTATATAAACTTACTGAAACTACATGTGAGTCTATATCTACTAAATGGATAGATGAACTACTTAGTTTATATACTCCAAAGATAAGCGCTGATGTCAATAATGATGTCTTTATGCGTTCTTTTTATTTTGCTACAGGAAATAAAAAATTCTATATTTTAAATATGAGTTTACTGAGTGGTCCTGTCTGTGTGTATGATATTGACGAGGATGTGTGGGGATTTTGGGATGGAATCGTCCCTATTAACATAGTACATCAAACTAAAGATCATCCAGAAATTGGACAGGCTGCTTTTTGTTGGTCACGTAATCCAGTAAATTCCTCACAGGTGACACCTGTATTTGCGTCTTATGGTGGAACTGCATTAAATTATGTAACAAAAGATACAGTTCCAGGATATGGTTCTGGCTATGATCCCATTGTAGTTACTCTTAAATGTAATCCTACTGATTTAGGTAGTGGTAATAGAAAGTTTATTAATGAGGTAAGTTGTGCTGTATTCTCTCCAACTAATGTAACACATACCATAACTATGGACAAGTTTTCTGGTGACACAAATGCAACCATCTCTGTCTCTGGTACTAATAAGAACAACTTGAATTTTAAGAATTGGGGACAAGCTATTATACATCAACTAACCTATTCTGTAGTAGATACCACTTCAGGTGTTGGACAACCAGCACAGAGCTATCGTTTTTATGGATTACAAACAGAATATACTACAGGAGTTTCATAATGACAATAGTTAATGTTCCTCCAGTTCCCACTACTAAGTTTTCAGAGCAATCAGATCGGGATTTTATTATAAAAGAATACCTACAGAAATTAAAGGATAAATTAGATTCTATAGAGTCTAAAGTTGATGCAATAGCAGCTTATGTAGGATACACAGGATAAGGAATTTATAATGGCAGATGACAGCAGTAGTGATGATAGCAGCGATGATAGTGACACTGGTGGAGACAATGGGTGGAGTTCAGATAATGATCAATCTGCTGCCGATCCGGGATCTGTGTCGGATAGTGGAAAAGGCGGTAATGATGCTACTGATACTGCTGGCTGGGGAGGAACAGGGTTTGGTCCTAATGGGGGTACCTTCGGATCTTTTACTGATAACGGCCAGCAATTTGGAGGATGGGATACAGGAAAAGGAGGAATTGATTGGAGTTATAATGACAAAGGGACAGAAGCTGCTCTCTATGGCACCTATTCTGGATGGGATTTTGGTAGCTATGGTTGGGGAGATCCAAATACTGGATATCAAGATACACCTGATGCAGCTAATGAGGCTTATACTCAAATAGCAGCTCAACAACAGGCTGCAGCTTTTCAATCTCTTATGGATCAGTGGTCTGTAAAAGATGATCGTGATCCAGAGCAACAATTTCAAGATCAGCAGGAAGCCGATAATATAGCAGGAACAAATAGCTATACACAGGGGGCTAGTCCTGCTGCAGTGGCTGAATATAATAATCTTGGATTTGAAGGAGCACTTACTGGAACTCCTTGGTCCTATACAGACTTAAATGGACAGACTAATACAAACTACGGCTCAATCGGACACGACGCTCTATCTGCCTTGGGCTCATTTGGTTCTGTTGCTGGGGCACTTACAGGCTATGGAGAACTTGGAATGGCATTATCTGGAATCAGTAATGCTGCTTTAGGTAATATTGGTAGTGTTACGGGCTTGCTTGGGAGTCTGTTTGGTGGTACAATAGGAGGTGGATTTGGTAGTGTTCTTGGTAATCTTCTCTCAGGTAAAGAAGAGTCTGCTGCAAAAAGTGCAGTAAACACAGGTCTTACAGCTTCTGGTCTGAGTCTTGGTAGTCTGATGAACGGAATTACAGGTTCAAAAGATGCACTAACTAATGTTGCTACCAACTTTGCAAGTAACTATGCACAAAATGCTGCTATAAATTCTGCACTTAATTCTATGGGCATTAATAATAGTGGTTCAATGACTAATGGACTTTCTGGTATGTTGTCCTCTGGAAGTGCTAGTAATTCTTCCAGTAATAACGGAGTAAAATATGAGTGACTTTAATTACGCAAGTTTACTTACCTCTTTGCTGGGAGCTAACGCCTCTACAAAAACAGCAAAGGATGTAACAGATCTAAACAATCAACTTAAAGCAAGTTATAGTAATCCTAGTTCATTGTATGGGCAGTATTCTGCAACAGACAAACAATTCTATAATGATCTGCAAGCGCAGAATGCTGCTTCTGGGAGAACTACAGATGCTTACAAGACTGGAGTAGCCCGTGAAGCTGCATACAATAATTGGCTAACTCAATATCGTAGTAATTTAAGTAATCAAATAGGTAACTATGCAAAAACAGCATCTACCTACAATACTGCTAATCCGTATATGACTGTACTTGGTAGTCTTCTTGGAAATCAGAAAGACTCTAATGGGGCAACGGTACAAAGTCCACTAGCTCAGGCAGCTAATCAAGGACTTACTTCTAGTATTGGTTGGCTGGGAAATCAAGCCAAAAGTTTATTTAACTCAGGTACAGCAGATACTGGTAGTCAGCAATCAAGTGATCCCATCGCTAATGCATATGGCACCTATGGTAATGACGTTAGTAATGCAATGACTAATGCAATTAATGGGAATACTACTGGAAGTAATAGTAATAATAGCTTTAACAGTATTGACTATGGAAACTCAGACAATACTACCAGTAACTATAGTGACACCTATAATGCAGCAAGTGATCCTATTGCTCAGAACATAGGAAACACTAATAACTACGATACAGGTGGTGTTGACTATCTATCTAATTTATTTGGAGGTTCCTAATGGCAGATGTAATTGGTAATAACTACACACAGCCACAATATGGGGAGGGTGCTCAAACATTTGGGCCTTTGGCTGCTTTTTTGCAGGGACAACAAGATACCTATAATACATCTGCAAGACAGTATCAAGATATGATAGCACAGAAGCAAGCAGAGACTGAGATGGCACTTAAACAGCAACAGGCACAGTCATATGCTGCACAGGTAGATGCACAGACAAGGGAAACTAATGCACGTATTCCAGGTCTACAGGCACAAGGTGAAATCTCACAGCAACAGGCATCCGCACCTTCTGTTAGTACTATGGCAGGGGGTGATGAAGCAACAGCACAGGCTAATTGGGCTAGGATTTCTCCTACACTTCCTGAATCTGTTAAAACTGCACTTAGTAACCCAGATGGTAGTCTTAATACTAAGATGCTACAACAGTATGCAGGGAACCAGAATCTTAGTCCGTCTGCTACTAAGGTAGTAACTAATTCAGCCACTAATCAGCGTGCTCGTGATATTGCAGATACCCGTTATCAGCAGGGAGTTGATGTTGCTAACATTCGGGGAAATAGTGCAGAAAAGGTTGCAGGTATTGGAGCCAATGCACGAATCACTGCAGCTCAAATTGCAGCAAACGCTGCTAGAGATCGTCAGAGTCTACTACTAAGCTTTAAAGATGGTCATATGAATATTGATCAGACTATTGCTGGTGCAGAATCTCGTAAAGCTCAATTGGAAGCTGCACTTACTTCTGGTGATAACTCCCCAGATCAAGCAGCACAGTTGATGAAAGAATATAAAGCATATGATGCCTTGTCTAGTAATCTAACTGCAAAGAAACAAAGTTTTGGTGCGTACTCTACTACCCAGACGCCTGACTTTAACAATATGTCTACTACGACTACACGCACTCCAGTTGCGCCTTCAGCTGCTGCTAGGCAGGCACCTATGGCCGCTGCCCCCACTCCCCAAGCACAACAGGCTGGAACTGGATTTACGCATCCTAAAGCACAAGAAGCTTTTAATACATTCAAGAAGAATAACCCCGGAGCATCTGATGCGGCTATCGTAGCTGCAATGAAGAATGCCGGTTGGAAATAAGGAATAAACAATGGCAATCAACGTAACCTCTCCTGATGACTTTTCCAAGCTATCTGTTCCGTCTCCTGACGATTACAGTAAGCTATCTGTAACCTCCCCGGATCAGTTTTCAGGAGGGGCTGCTCCTACTGTACAGAAATCTCCTGACTCTTGGTTAGGAGGTGTTACTGATAGTATTGGTAAATGGTATAAGGATGTAAACACACAGATAGCAAAGGATAGAGCTACTGTACTGGATTCAAAAGCACCGGTAACAGATAGACTCTCTGCATTACTGCATCCAGCAATAGCACAACTAAAAGCCCCCATCAATGCAGCGGCACAGATTCCGGGCGGGATTATTGGTGGTATTGAAGGTGCAGTTAAGGGTGTTAATGCCAGCCTTCATGGAGAGGATGGGGGTAAAATTGGGCTAGAAGCTATGCAGAAGCGTATGCAAAAGTTTACTCCATTTGACTCCACTAATGATCCTTTACTGCAGATGTATGGCTCTCCCATGGCGGCTACTGGAGCTGCCCTAGAAGGGACGGGGGCGGGCTACGGTGAAATGGCTAAACTTGCTACAGGAGACCAGCAGTTTGGTACTGACATCAGTAATGCAGTACAACTTGCAATGGCAGGTGGGATGGCATTAGAGGGTGTGGCCAAACCTGTTGCTAATATTGCTGAGGCCCGTAGGACTTCTGCAGATGCCACCCTGAAGACACAACAGGATGTAGCTTTACAGCAAGCAGCAGCTAAGGCTGCACAGGACCAAGCAGCACAAGCACAGATAGCTGATCAGGCTCGGTATGAAGCACAAGGACCAAAGCTATTTGATCAGCCTACTGATGCAAATATTGGACCTGAAAATCCTCCTGTACCTGTTGAGAATACACTAACCAATCTTACACAGGAAGCCCCACTACCAGATATTCCAGTTGTGTCTCCTGAGATTGCTCCATATGATCCAATGGAATATCGTACAAGCATATACTCCTCTGCTAATAGGGCGCCTTTTGCTCGACGTGATGCAATTCCTGCAGAGCCTCTCAGCCCTAATCAGCCTTGGTTTGGAGAAGACAACCCTAACAATGCTCTTCCTACTATTGGTAGTAAAGGAAACTGGAGGAATACTCCACAGGTATTGGTAGACACCCCTCCTGAAAACTCACAGTTTAAGTTTAGTGAGCCTAGTCCAATACAGAAGCAGGTTGAAGACTACGCAGAAAATAATGCTGTACAGTTTCCTTCTGATTTGAACTACTACAAGTCAAGTCTTCCTGAATTATTTCCTGAAGCTCAGGCTGCAAATGCACAGATCATGAATGCGGCATCTCCTTCTGTAGAACCTGCTAATAAGGTTGCTACTGTAACTCCTCTAGAGGATTCAAAAGGATTCCAACAGGCATTTGGTTATGCTCGTGATAATGTATCTGATGTGTATACTGATGTACAGAAGGACATCTCTAAGTCTTCTGATATTCCCAAGATGGTTGGTCGTAGGAATGTACTTACCCAAGGTGCAGCTATGCGTAGGGTCATGCAAGATAATCCTGCATATGTCTGGGGTTCTAAAATGATTGAAACTGGAGGGAGGAAGGCGAAGTTGGCTGCTGAAATGGCGGAAAGAAACATCTCTACCAAGTTCAATAGTCTTAAGTGGTTTGATGGGATTAATACTGCTCGTGATGGTATCATGCAGTATATTAGGGGAGAAGAGGGAAGTTCTCCGCGTGTTAAGGCTTACATGGACTCGATCAGTGCTGAGATGGATAAGCTGTACGATAGAGTTAATGACGCCTACAAACAGAAACAGATTGACGATGGTATTGCTGTACCAAAGGATTTGCCTAATATGGATAATGGTAAGTACTTTGGTAGATCTTGGAAGGGCAAGTATGAATCTCTTGTAACATTAACAGATAAAGATGGCAAGCATGTATCTATGCCTGTTCGTATTTCTGGAGATAATATAAGAACTTTTAATCAAGCATACAAGTACATCACACAGCACCCAGAAGAATATGGATTTGACTCTAAGTCGCATTCTGTAACTATGACAGAACCTGCTCCACGCACTCGTGGGTTTACTGGTGAAAAGACTGGAACACAAAGTCTACTAGAACAGTACAAAACTGACTTAGCAATTACTGCTGGGGATCAGGCAATACTGGATAAGTTAGGTATGAAGGATGTGCAGAATGCTTGGAAGGATGCATATAACTATCAAGGGCACACACAGGCCCGTATGGGTGTTCGTGGATGGGCAGGTGATGAGCCTTGGCTTAATCCTAAAGAACAGGCTACAAGGGCTATTGATTCCCTTACTAGTCAGTTACAGGGTGGTCACCTGTTCACAGAAGCACAGAAGGCCAGTAGACAACTGAGTGCCCTTAAA